TATTACAATTACCTGGGCAAAAAAGCTAAGGCAGCTGTAAAGGAAACCATCGAAGACCTGTTCCGTGCCAACCTTTGGAACGAAATCAGCGACTTGACCCGCCGGAACTGTGGGCTGAACAAGACGATTGCCGCCTGGTGTGAAATGCACGGTATCGATGACGACTATTCCGAAACCGTCCGCCAGAAATATTACCGGATGAGAGACGCCTACAACAAGAAAGGAATCTTTTTAGGTTCTTTAACCCGAAATCGCTCGGACGAGTAGTTCAATTTTAAACAACACCGTATAACACCGAACACCGATAAAATCCATAGCCAATATGATTCATCTTCTTAAAAACATACGCCGTGTAGAATGTATCGAAGCCTATCACCTTCAGCATTCAGACATCGCCGACCGCGGAGTCTGGCTGAATGTATACCAGCAGTTCAGTCCGATTGACACCATAGGACTGAGTTCAGTCGAGATTTCGGACAAGATTGAAAACAAGCAGCGTGTTTTCACCATTAAACTCACCATGTTCCGTTCGAAAAAGCTGATGCCGGGTGCGAAAAAGCTTTGTTTCCGTGTAACGACTGTCACCGGATCCCAGTTTCTCATAGGATGTGCAGATAAACCGTATCCAGTTATCCAAAACGAAGAGACTTTTCCTTCCGCAGCCAGCGGAAAATCCGGAGTAACGGTTACTGTTACCTTAACATCTCTCTTTCCGATGCTTTCCATATTGGATTAGGGTCTTTTTATGCAATATATATAAGGTGTTAATATTGCATAGACTAATTTTTGACATCATGGATTATAGTATTAGTATTGATTCACACATCGGTCCTTGGGGATATTCGAAGAACTATATCCGAAGCCAGATGTCAGGCTTTAAGAACAAGCCTGTCAGTGTGCGTATTTCTTCACTCGGTGGCTCGGTGGACGATGCGCTCGACATCCGTCAGCAGTTTCAGGATCACGGCGATGTGACTTGTTACTTGTTCGGTTATGTGGCAAGTGCGGCGACTATTCTGGCAACCGGAGCCAAGAAGACCTGTATGTCCAAATATGCCTTTTATCTTATTCACAAGGTATCAAACTGGATAGATGCCTGGGGGAGTTACAATGCCGACCAGATTCAGCGGCTTATCGATGACCTGAAAGCAAACAAGCTGGAGAATGACAAGATGGACCTGGTGTTGGCCAACCTCTACGCCAACAAGTGCAAGAAAAAAGTAGATGACATTCTTCCAATCCTGAAGGAAGGACGCTGGCTTACTGCCCAGGAAGCACTTGAATACGGATTCATTGATGAAATCGTAGAAGACGGTGCAAAATTGAACTTCGACGATGCAATGAAGACTCGCTTCAACATGTTCCATCTTCCGGCATTGCCTGCGATGGAGGACAAGACCGAAAGTCCGGAAGCAGAAACCGCACCCAGTTGGTTCAACAACTTTGTGAATAAATTCTTCAAGGGACACCAGCCGGATACTCCACAGGCACAAAATAAACCACTCAATCTTTCAATACAAATGAAAAAGGATTATCAGAAAGTCAATTCCATCTTGAAAATCGAGGGTGTGGAAGTTGACAAGGATGGTAAGGTAACGCTTACTGAAGAACAGGTCAAGGCCCTCAATGACCGTATCACCAATTTGGAACTGGAATCTTCTGATAAGGACAATCAGATTTCAGAACTGAAGAAGCAGAACGAAAATCTGCAAAAGAACGATGGTGAGGAGACTACACATATCAACGGCGATGAAGGCGAGGACGATGACATCGCAAAGCTAAACGCTGCTAAAGAAATGTTTAACGACGTAAAAGAATTGTTATAATATGGCAGACACAACAGGACATGTTAAAATTACGGATGAACAGTTGGCCAAGTCGGCTATTCGCTTCCGAAAAGAATTACTGATGATGCCGGTATTGGCATTGGGTACCACATTGCAGCACATGACTCAGAGACCGGGCGTTCGCGGTAAAGAAGTGGTAGGCGAATTGTCTGGTGAAATCGAACTGGGACCTTATGACGAAGGCCGTGAAGATACGGATGGTGTATCTATCGATCCGCGTATTTTGGAAACCTTCTTGGGTAGTGTAGTAAAGAAGTTCTCTCCCAACTCCGTTTGGCAAACCGTGTATGGGAACTTGATAACAAAAGGTGAAGCCTTGAAAAACGTGGATATCTCACGTCAAGTACTTGTATTCTTGACTGCAAAATTGGGAGCAAGTCTGAATGGATCTATCTGGAATGCGAAACGTAACGACGGTGGTACAAAAACGAAAGAACTGTTCAATGGTTTCGATACCATAACCAAGACTGAAAAAGATGCTGCTAAGATCTCTACCGAAAAGGGTAATATGTTCACCATCGAAGCAATCAGTAAGGACAACGCTGTAGACGTGTTGAAGAACTTCTACCGTGCAGCGGATCCTGTATTACGTGAAACGCAGACAAAATTATATATACCTCAAGGTGTGTATGACAATTATGTGGACGATTATCAGGCTACAGTAGGTCATGTGCCTTACAACACCAGTTTCGAGAAGACGGTACTCGAAGGTTCGAATGGCCGTTGTGAACTGGTCCCGCTGGCAAACAAGGCCGGTTCGCCATTCATTCACCTGTCTACAAAGAGTAACATGCTTGTTGGCTTTGGAAATGGTGCCGATGCAGAAAACATTACAGTAGAAAAACATCATGCTTTCAAGCTTGATTACATTGCTACAATGTATTTCGGTACAGAGTTTGAATCAATTTCTAAGGAGCGTCTGCTAGTGGGTACCATCGACGGTACGACACCGGTTGTCGCTGGTATAGGAGGTTAAGTTATGGCAGTAGATTGTACGAGTAAGGGGATGTATGAATCCCTGTCCTGGTGTCCGGGACAGACATCGACGCCGGGTATCAGACGTAAGGTTTTCTTTATCCCGAAAAGTTGGATTGAAAAATGGCCGGTTCTTCCTGCTATTGATGGGGCAGAAAGTATGGCTGCATTAGCTACATACGATGGTGATTTTGTTTTGGCTGCTGACAAGAAATGGCAGTATATCGAGTTGCTTACAACGAAGTCATCTATCAGCGCAGAGTCACAAGGTGAAGTTCCGTCTAAAACGATCCTGAACAAGGCAACTTTGGTACATGCTGGTACGGATGAAGAAGCATCCGGATTCTGCCGTCAGGCCAATATCGATGAACTGATTTTCCTTTGCCAGCAGAAGAATGGTAAGTTCCGCGTTATCGGTTCTGAAGCATTCGACCCTTCGGTCACCATTTCTCAAACTTCAGGAGAAGGAGATACCGGTACTGCAGGGACTACCCTCGAAGCACAGTGTACGGATGTCTGTCCGGCTCCGTTCTATACGGGAAAGATTGAAACGGAAGATGGTGACATCTCCGGAGCGGATGGCAGCGCCATTGTACCAGGTGGATAATAAAATGAGACTACAGTTATGTATATAGATGAACAGTTAACCATAAACATGCAAGGCTGGCTCAATACGGAGCCGGCCAAGCGTGATTTGATGATGGGAGCGGAAATGGTACTCAAGCTGACCCGCAACCGCTACCTTTATCAGAACATTTCCCGTAATCCGCAGAAGTTCGCTTCCAAGATTGAATACGTACTGAAGAAACACCTGGCCATCCGCCTGGACCGGAAGACAATTCAGGACGTGATCAAGATGGATGAAGAACTGGTTCCGGCAGTAGCTGAAACACTGGCCACCTTCCAGCCTGAAATCAGTTCCGACGACGATGCACCGCAAGAGGCTACCATCGCCAAAGGCAGACGTGCGGATCACGATTCATTACCGGAGGATATCCGTCGGTTGTGGGAAGACAATAAAGATATCTACTTCCGCTTGAAGCAGACTTTTGAAACATTGAAAACCATGAAGGATGCTCTTCCATGCGACAGGTACGAATACCTGAAGCAACTGGAAGAGCTGGATGCCAGATATCGGGATAACATGGAGAAGTATGATCATTTCAATCCGGACGCTCAGGGCGGCGGTGGTGCAGAAGGTGAATCACCTGAAGACCTCGCTGAAATGGCCAAGAAGGTCAGTGCAGCCCGCGGTTACCTGTCAGACAACAAGAAGAAACTGGCAGAGCTGAAGGAATCCGGAGACCAGGACAAGTACGAGAAGCTGCTGACTAAAGTACAGCAGAGATACGACTTCCTTATCTCTACCGGTAATAACGTAGGTGAAGACCAGGTGAATGCCTTACGTGAATTGGGATTGAAAGCATGAAACATATAGACCGATTGCTGAAGCCGTTGTCCGATGTGCCGTTACAGGCATACCTGGATAACAGGCTTCAGCTTTTTGATGTACTCGAGTTCATCCTTTCGCAGACCGGACCGGCAAAAGTCTATGTATCCACCTTCTCTACTTCCGAGGAGTTTTTGCGCAGGTTGTTCTCGCTACGCAAACGGATGCTGATTATCAAATCCGTCTTGTTGGCGGATTTGAAGGCAGCCCGAAAAACCGTGAATCTGTACACCTTCATGAGCAGTGTTTTCGATGATGTGTATTTATCCGAAAATCATTCGAAGGTATTACTTGTCGAGAATGACCGCTGGATGGTCACAGTCGTTACCAGTCAGAACCAGACGCGAGGAAACCGGACCGAATGCGCCATCATCACCACACAGCCTGACATCTTCCTGACTTTGAGAGATCAGTTTTCCGAAATCATTAATACCCGAAGTATACACCTTGATGGAATTCACTTCAGCACAGATTGACAGAATCAAAGAGCTTGCCACGATGCTCACTCCGGTATCGGATATAGCAGTCCTGATGGACGTGGACGAACGCCGTCTGCGGGAAATCATTTCCGACAAGTCCCATCCGGCCAGCATTGCCTACCGCAAAGGAAAAGCCGAACGGGCATCGCAGATCCGGCAGAACGAGCTGGAACTGGCCGAAGCCGGAAGTCCGTTGGCTGTCCAGCTGATCGGTACATACCTCCGTGACATGGATTCTGACGAGGATTTATAACTATGCCATTACCCGCAACGATTGATATTGCCAAAGAGAACCTTTTCGCCTCGATAGACGAGATGAGAGAACGTAACATTCCCGAAGTCATCCAGCAGCGCCTGATCCGGCTTCGGGACATGTATAATTATTGGCTCCAGTATCCGCGCATACGGGAGCAGGAAATCGTTCTGGAGCTTCAGAAGCGGTACAATATACAGAAATCAGCAGCTTACGAGGATATCCGTATCATCAAGTACCTGCTGGGTGACCTGAACAAGGCTACCAAGGATTACCATCGTTACCGGTTCATCCAGCGCAACGAAGAGAGTTACGAGATGGCCAAGCGCATGAAGGATGCCAGGGCGATGGCAGCCTGTGACAACTATTATGCCAAGTACATGCAACTCGACAAGGAGGATGCCAAGGATATGGGCTACGACAAGATTGTGGTTCAGCCCTTCCAACCCTCCACCGATCCGACGATTTTGGGCATCCGTCCGATACCGAATATCCGGCAGCGCATTGCGGATAAGATTAAGCAGTACATAAATGAAGATGTGCAGGACATCCAGTTCGAGGATGCCGAC